TATGACGAACTTGTAGAGGCTATCGATCCGTCTAAGTTCTACTTGGTTACCGATTCAAATGGATGGTTCCTAGACTACAAAAGAGCAGTTCATCTCAAGAAGATTGGAATTGATAAAGTTCAACTAAGTTTGGATGGAATCACCGCCGAGGCTCACGATACGTTTAGGCGCAAGCCGGGTGCTTTTGACAAAGCTATGCGCGCCATTGACGCATGCAAAGACGCTGGCCTCCACCTGATTCTTTCCACGGTTATTTGGAAAGATAGAATCTATACAGATGAGTGGGTTCAGTTCTTGGACTTCGCCAAAGAGAAAGAAGTCGGTACATATATTGTATACGCGAAGCCCGTAGGTGCTTATGAGGGTGAAACAGACGCTATGATGACCGAAAAGGAAGGCGCAATTCTGCAAAAGTTTGAAGAAGAGTATGATATTTTTACGCACATGACACCTTCTTATGGTAGAGATATCGGGTGTATTGCTGTTAAGAGAATGGTTCCCATCTCACGATATGGAGATGTCATGCCGTGCCCCTACCAACATGTATCTCTTGGAAACTTCTTCGATGAGCCGCTCGCCGATATTATTAACCGCGGCCTGAATATCAAATGGTTTGATCCTAAAAAGAACATGCCATGTATTTGCGGAGTCGATAAAGGATTCATTGAGAATGTTATTTCAAAGACTTATGGAGATTCAGAAGTTCCAGTGCCGTATGATAAGGTTTTCACCGAAGATGATTTCTTGGACCGGTCAAATATGGGCGACGTCAAGAAAGGCTCTGGTACCGGCCGCGAGGTTGATACATGGAAGAACGCGCCCAGTATTACTCTAAAAGGCAAGAACCTCAAAGACTTTAACTTCGTTGATGATACGGGAGCATAACAACAGAAATGATTAATTTTACTAAAGAAGCAATTGAAAAGCTTGAGTCTGCTATCGAAGACAACGATGTTGTTCGTGTTGGGGTTAACGCCGGCGGCTGTTCGGGGTATTCATATTCTATGGTCATCGAAGAAGACCAAAGAGAAAGCGATATTGTTGTGGAGTTTGGAAACATTAAAGTTTGTCTAGATAAAAACAGCGCAGAAATGCTGTCGCACACAGTCATACATTACGAAGAATCAAATATGAGCGCTGGGTTTAAGTTTAGTAATCAGAAAGCCGCAAACACTTGCGGATGTGGCGCTTCCTTTTCAGAACAAGAAGTTTGTCCATCAAATTCGGAGGCTAAGTAAATGGCATATTCAGAAAAAGTACTTGATCACATGGAAAACCCACGAAACGTGGGTAGCATGGATAAGTTGGATCCCGCAGTAGGCACCGGCATGGTGGGTGCCCCCGCATGCGGAGATGTAATGAAACTGCAGCTTAAAATTAATGATGACGGCGTTATCGAGGATGCCAAATTCAAAACTTTCGGATGCGGCTCTGCTATAGCATCAAGTTCTTTAATCACCACCATGGTAAAAGGAAAGTCAATTGAATATGCAATGAGTATTTCAAATTCTAATATTGCGGAAGAACTGTCCTTGCCGCCAGTGAAGATTCACTGTTCAGTATTGGCTGAAGATGCAATCAAAGCCGCCATTCGTGATTGGGAAAAGAAAAATGAAGAGAAGTGATATACAAAAGATTATTGATGAGGATATTAATCCTGGGCTAGCAATGCACGGTGGTTATATTTCAATTCATGATTTTGATGAAGAGCACAAATCTTTAAAACTGAATATGGGCGGAGGATGCCATGGCTGCGCATCATCAAAATTAACGATGATGCTCGGAGTCGAAAGACTCTTCAGAGAGGTGTTACCGGATATTGGAGAAATTGAGGATGTTACCGATCATCTAATGGGTGAAAATCCATACTATATTTAAGGAATGTCAGATGCCAATAACAATGACTGAAAATGCTAAAAAAAAAATAGCTAGCATTAAGAACAAAAGACAAACGCCTGATGCATATTTTAGGGCCGCCTTAAAGTCCGGCGGATGCTCAGGTTTTTCTTATCATTATGATCTGGTATTTGCGCCTGACAAGGATGACAAAGTTTTTGATTTTGGTGATATAAAAGTCTGTATTGATAGAAAATCATATTTGTTTTTAAATGGAACAGAAATAGATTATATCGATACTCTAATGAGTTCGGGATTTTGTTTTAATAATCCGCTCGCAAAACGGTCTTGTAGTTGCGGGGAGTCATTTACAATTTAAACAAATACACCATTGACTACACGTTCAATGTGTGTTATATTAATACATATATGCAGAGGGACGCATGGATGAGAAGTTAAGTGAAATTTTAAATTTAGTCGAAGAATATATTCACCATAAACACGGACAAGAGAGTTGGACCGCTGGTGAAGATTGGGTTTCTTATTCGGGCCCTACCTTTGATGAAAAAGAGTATCTAGTTGCCGTCAAGCAAATATTAGATGGCTGGATGATATTCGGAAAGAACGGTAGAGATTTTGAGATAAGGTTTCCAACGCACTTGGGCAAATTGTTCGGCGCGTTAACAAACTCCGGTAGCTCGGCCAATCTGTTAATGGTTGCCGCTACCAAGTCACGACGTTTCTCCAAGCGCTTAAAAGACGGCGACAAAATTATCACACCAGTAGTTTGTTTTCCGACAACTATTAACCCACTTATTCAGCACAATCTCGTTCCCGTATTTGTAGACGTTGAACTACCAAGTGTTAACTTGGACCTTGATAAGGTGGAAGAGCTTTTAGAGAAGGATCCAGACATTCGTGGCATTATGTTTGCTCATGTGCTTGGCAACCCGCCCGACATGGACCGCTTGATGGCCCTTGTTGAAAAATATGATTTGGTTTTTTTGGAAGATACTTGTGATGCTTTGGGCTCATATTACAACGGCAAGAAGTTAGGCTCCTATGGCGATATGTCCACATGCTCGTTCTTTCCAGCACACCATATGACGATGGGAGAAGGTGGTTTTGTCGCGACAAACAGTCAGAAGACAAGAACCATTCTCGCGAGCATGCGTGACTGGGGGCGCGCCTGCTACTGCAACTCTATGAAGCCAGGAAATGTCACCGGCGGCACAGCATGCGGCATGAGGTTTAAAAATTGGCTCCCAGGACACCCCGAAGCGGTCTACGACCATCGATATGTTTTTGACGAAATCGGATACAATTTAAAACCCCTTGATCTGCAGGCTGCAATGGGCCTACAGCAGCTTGAGAAGCTTCCGATGCTAGATGCTGCCCGTAGAGAGAACTGGGCCAAGCTAGGGGCCATATTTGCGCCTTATGAGCAATACTTTCACATGCCCGTCGCAACGGAACACGCTGACCCCTGTTGGTTCGCATTTTTGCTGACAATTAAGGAAGATGCTCCATTTTCGCGCTTTGATATCGTGAAACATTTAGAAGCTGCGAAGATTCAAACGCGTTCTTACTTCTCCGGCAATATTCTTGCGCATCCTGGCTATATTCATATGGCAGACGAATATGGAGATATGAACAAAACCTTCCCTAATGCTCAGTTGGTGACAACCAACTCCTTCTTTTTGGGAACATATGTTGGCCTAACAGAAGAAAAGCTAAAGTACATAGAAAAAACAGTGAATGAGTTTTTCGCAAAAGTGTGAAATGAAAATAGTATACATCACAGGTTGCCTCGGCTTTATGGGGGCATATGCTACCAGACTGACTCTTAAAAAGGGATGGATTGTTCGTGGTGTAGACAAAATAACATATGCAGCCAACCCAAAATTGTTGGATGAGTTCAATGAATATCCTAATTTTACTTTTGAGAGGAAAGATATTAAAAATCTCAAGAAGTTATATGACTGCGATTACATAATTAATTTTGCGGCCGAATCACATGTTGGGAATAGCATCATCAATAGTGATGATTTTATTGATAGTAATATACTAGGCGTTAAGAACTTGTTGGATCTTGTTAGGTTTAAACCAATAAATTGCAATGAAAGGCCTGTGTTTTTTCATGTAAGCACCGATGAGGTATATGGAGATATAGATTCTGGTGCACACACAGAGAAAGACTTGCTCAAGCCCAGCAATCCGTATTCGGCCGCAAAGGCGGCTGGCGATATGTTGATCAATGCGTGGGCCAGAACATATGATATTAAGTATATTATTTTACGACCGACCAACAACTACGGAATTGGTCAATACCCGGAAAAGTTAATCCCACTGGCTGTCAAAAACCTCATGAGAGGAAAGAAAATTCATCTTCATAATCAGGGCACACCAATACGCAATTGGTTGCATGCCGCCGATACTGCTGAAGCTATTATAGCAATAATTGAATCTGGAAAAGTAAATGAAATTTATAATGTTGCCGGCGGTTTTGAACAAACAAACATTGATACTGTTAAGAAAATTATTAAAGCCTTTTACGGTACTCTCAATAATTGGGAACAACATGTAGACCTTAATGCCCAACGAGAAGGCCAAGATGTGCGCTACGCATTGAATGATGATAAATTACGAGCTTTGGGTTGGAAACCACAAAAAGTGTTTGACAACGAGATGGTTCCTATTGTACAATATTGCAAGGATAAATTCATTTGGTAAGTTATGGAAGCTATTAGAAACTTTATTAAAAACGTCACCCTAAAGACCGTGGTCGACAACATAGAACCTCTCATCACAGATGAAGAGTCTTTCCGCGAGCATATGCTTGAAGGGTTTGAGAGACTCTTACAGTTAAAAGACAAGCATAAGGATAAACAAGCCTTGGTTATGGGCCACGGCCCATCCCTTTTAGATATTGATAAAGAAAAATATCGTTCGCACGTAAAGATTACATGTAATGATTTTCATAAGATAACTGATTTTTTCGACGATTTCACACCAGATTTTTGGTGCGCAGCCAATTCTTATGATCATCTCAAAACACCCTTTGAAATTTGTTTAGATAAAAACATTAATACTTTTGTTACAATTCCGAGAAAGGGCGAGTTTGTGCAGCTGTTGAAAATTGCGAAAGCAAAAGACAAAATGGATTTGGTGCACGCATGGCAATGGGAGCATAGGATATTTCAAAACATGCTGGCCGCAAAATATGAGTGTAACAAAATTTATACTCACTGTAACACGATCACCAATCACATGATTGCGTTTGCTCTGTGGTTAGGATGTAACACAGTAGATGTTACAGGATTTGACATGTCGTATAAAAAATCCCTAGAAAGCACAGGCATGACACATGCCGGCTATAATTACGAACCAATAGCAGAGGACCACTCTAAGTCTGGAGTAGATGCCTTTGATAACCCTCGCGAGAGAAGTCAAATTATTAGTGATTTAAGATACTTATGTACAATTGCAAATTCTAGATCTATTAGAATAAACAATTTGTCTCATGAAGTAAATGGCTTACCAAAAATAATAGCATAGGAGATAAAATGGGTAAAACATATATAATTGCCGAAATAGGTATCAACCATAACGGTGATATTAATTTGGCCAAAGAACTGATCGTGGGAGCATACAAGTCAGGATGCGATGCGGTTAAGTTTCAAAAAAGAACAGTTGACGAAGTTTACAACAAAGAAGATTTAGACCGCCCACGAGAAAGTCCGTGGGGCTCCGCAAACCGAGAGCAAAAAGAGGGACTTGAGTTTAGCATCGAGCAATACAAAGAACTCCACAGGTTTACAAAAAAGATGAAACTAGATTTCATTGTTTCTTGTTGGGACTTAAAAAGCGTCGATTTAATTGAGAAGCACATAGAAGTTGATTATCACAAAGTTGCTTCTGCTTTGGCTACCAACAGAGCCTTCTTAAGTCGCCTTAACGAGACAAACAAGCCCGTGATTCTATCAACAGGAATGTGTTCCACAGAACAAATAGGAGCTGCTGCAGCCCTGCTTACCAACGTCGAATATATTTTGGCCTGCACAAGTACTTATCCAACAGCGCCCGAAGAAGTTAATCTAAAGCATATCATAACACTTAAAGAGAGGTATCCAAAAATCAAAATTGGTTTTTCTAATCACTATAATGGACACGATGCGTGTGTGGGAGCAGTGGCATTAGGCGCCGAATGTATAGAGTTCCACATTACCAAGGATCGCACGCTGTATGGTTCCGATCAGGTAGCATCTATCGAAAATTATTGTACTCTTTTAGATGGCATAAGAACTATGGAAAGCATGCTGGGCGATGGAGTTAAGAAAGTTTACGAAACTGAACTGCCAATCGAGAAAAAACTAAGAGCGGTATCTGATATTCTATAGTAAAAATTATGAGCAGTTCAGATGATAAGAGATTTAAAGTAATTATTCCTGCTCGCGGCGGGAGTAAGGGTGTGCCAAGAAAAAATATACGTGTGTTAAACGGCTTACCCTTGATCGCGTACCCTATTCGAGCGGCTCAAGAGTCGAAATATGTATCAGAAATATATGTTTCAACAGACGATCAAGAAATAGCCGAAACAGCAAAAAAATATGGAGCAACAATAATTCAAAGACCAACAAAATATGCGACCGATAATGCATTAGATATCGATGTTATGCGACATGCTGTGGAATACTTAAGTGATCATGATGATATAATACACTTAAGAGCGACCACACCCATGGTTCAGCCACGCATAATAGATCAGGCAGTTGAATATTTCACAGATAATCCAGAATGTACAGGTTTGCGTTCTGCACATGAGGCACCCGAGACAGCGTACAAGTCTTTTAAGAAGACTGGTGAATACTGGGAGGGACTGTTTAATGATGAGTACAAGGGAGATTATTATAATTGGCAACGACAAAGGCTGCCAAAAACATATCAGCCAAATGGTTGCATAGATATCATTAGACCAAAACATTTTATGCAAGATACAGCGCTGCACGGCACTAAGATGCTAGCATTTATCACCCCCTTTGCCCATGAAGTAGACACAATAGACGATTTTAAAATAATAGAGGCAATCTATGGTTAAAACAAAACACAGAAACACTACCAATTTTGAATTTGATGTAGAAAAATATCGAGAAATAAAGCACAAATACGAACCGAATTCGATATGCGAGATGCCAGTAAAGTGGCACAAGGCAAAAGACTTTTCTGTATATGATGACCAGGGCAATAAATGGATTGATATGACCTCTGGCATCTTTGTTACCAATGCTGGTCACTCCAATCCTAAAATTAATCAGGCCATAAAAGATCAAATTGATGCAGATTTAACCTTCGGTTATCAGTATAATACAGACATAAGGGTCGATTTTCTTGAAAAACTGTTACAAATTTCGCCTTCTCACTTTGAAAAAGCCGTATTATTGAACTCTGGGAGTGAAGCAACCGATGCGGCTTATCGTTTAATAAAACTATGGGCCAAGAAAAACAACAAAAAGTACATTATCACTTTTGAGGGCAGCTACCACGGCCGCGTACTTGGTTCAGACCTGATAGGTGGAACACCCACTAGCACTGCTTGGAGCAATGTGGTGGATGATGATATTTGTTTTTTGTCTTTTCCTGAAGATGGTGAAGAGTTGGATATCGATAAGCTTCCACCATTAGATGAGATTGCCGCGTTTTTCTTAGAAACCTACCAAGGGTGGGGAGCTTTATTCTATCCTCAAAAATATATTGACAAGCTATACAAGACAGCAAAGGAAAACAATATTTTGTTTTGCTTCGATGAGGTACAATCAGGCTTTTATAGAATGGGCACGCTGTATGGATATATGACTTATGGAGATTACGAGCCCGATATCATCACAGTTGGTAAGGGCTTAACATCCTCGCTTCCGCTTTCAGCGGTACTGAGCACCAGCGACATAATTGATATTGATATAAAGGCTAATTTGAGCAGCACACATGCTGGAAACTCTTTGTGTTGTGCCGCCGGTTTGGCAAACCTTGAGTTCCTAACCGATGAGTCCTTTCAAGAAGACTTCAAGCGCCGCACACGACTGTTTGAAAAGCTGAATAAAGAGATAGAGAAAGAAGAAGGAGTAGAAACAGTAAACGTAAGAGGAATGGTATCTGCCATAATTGTGAAAGACAGCGATATGGGAAACTATGTCACAGATAAATGTGTGAAAGAGGGAGTTCTTACAGTCTGGACAAAAAGAGAGTCTGTTAAGTTAGGCCCCCCTCTTACCATTTCAGAGTCTGCGATCGTGGAGTCTATGGAAGTTATAAGGAATGCGATAAGGAGCTATAATGGATGAGTCAACTTTAAATAAAATCGGTTTTAGCGAATATAATTCCAAAGACTTTTACCAAAAACAAGTAATATTAAGAGACGGCCGACATGTAAATTTTTGGGTCCATGGCCCATCTGGCCACGGAGTCCTTGACAATAGCGTTTGGGTGGGCGAAAGTTTCTATGAAGAACAGTATCGCCAGGAGTTTAGCTCCAATAGTGACGGCAAGAAGCAAGAATGTGAAGAACATCTAAGATTGTATGATTCTTTGAACACCAGGCAATTTGAGTTATTCAAAAAGTTTTTAACGAAAGACAGTAAGTATCTAGAAATTGGTGGCTCTTTCGGCGGAATTGCCTCCAAGGTGTGTGAGTTTGGCGTAAATGAGTGTCACGTGGTAGAACCGAATAAAGAAGATGCACAGTTTGTTGAGAGCAACTGCTCGGATGCCAAAGTATTCAACTCAGTTTTCGATAAGGTGCAATTAGAGAAAGGCTTTTATGATATTATTGTAGCATTTGATGTAGTCGAACATGTCCCGTCTCCGGGCCAGTTTTTAAAAAAATGCTATAGCCTTTTAAAGCCCGGCGGCAGACTTGTAATAGCGGTGCCAAATCATAATGATGTTTTGCTGACTAGCTATCAATGTAATGGGTATAAGAATTTTTATTATCATAAGGCACACATTAACTATTTTACATCAAAGTCGATATTGGATCTCTGTGAATTGGCCGGCTTTGATGGTCATGTGGAGAGTTTCTTAGACTACTCCTTTTTTAACCATGTTTTCTGGCACCAAAACAACAGGCCCATGGTCACAGCTGAGAAGGCTTTTGTTGGCGATGTCATAAAAAATAACGACTCTTTGTCTGATAAGATCAATAATTTTTATAAAAAAGTAGAGCTTGAGTATGAACAGCTTATTAACGAAAATATGGCCGGCGGCGCTCTGATATTTAGCGGAGTAAAAGATGTCTAAATTAAGACACGCAGGTATTGTTGTCACAGATATCGAGAGATCGATTAATTTTTATAGAGAATATTTTGGATTTGAGATACAGAAAGATATGGTCGAGACCGGCCCATATATTGATAATTATTGTTCCATGAAAGATGTTAAAATTAGGACTGTAAAGATGGCTTCTGAAAACGAATCTATGATTGAGCTTTTGTATTTTATGTCTCATCCTCAAAAAAAGAATAATAGCCAAATTAATGATATTGGGTGTTCGCACATAGCGCTAACAATTAAAAATTTAGATGATTTATATAATGTAATGAAAAGTGCCGGTATTACGTTTAACTGTGCTCCTCAATTCTCACCCGATGGTCGAGCAAAGGTAACGTTTTGTAAGGATCCTGATGGAACATTTATAGAATTGGTAGAGGAATACAGATGAAATTAGGAATTATACAAGGGAGACTATCTCCGCCAATAGAAGGCTTTCAGGAGTGTCCTGATAATTGGAGGCGTGAGTTTGCGTTGCTATCCACAATTAATTTGTTTCACATAGAATGGATTATTACAAACAAGTCATTTAGTTTAAATCCTTTTTTTTATGAGGATTTGGTTTCTTACCCGATAAGTTCTGTTTGTGCTGATAATCTTGTAAATGAAAATATTAAATATATGCGGTTTCTAGAACACAATTTAAAGCCGATCTGCAATGCAGCCATAAGAAATCAAGTTAATTGTATAACAATTCCTCTTTTGGAAGACAGTAGCATGGAAAATGATCAAACCAGAAAAGAGTTTTGTAATAATATTATTAAAATAACCGATCAGTATCCAGACTTGTTGTTTTCTTTTGAAGCAGAACTTGACAAAGATAAATTATGTGATATTATATATATGTCTGACAATTACCGGGTCACATACGATACCGGCAATATTACCACGTGTCGCATAGATCATCAAAGATATATCGATGCACTGCACGACAGGATAAACAACGTACACCTAAAAGACAGAACGTTTGATGCTCAAACTGTATATCCAATGTCTGGTGACACCGATTTTGTAAAAATATTTAAACAGTTAAAATTTCATGACTATGGGGGCCCCTATTCGTTGCAGACTGCAAGAGGGACCCACGGTGACGAAACAGACACAATACAACAACATGCTAATTTATTAAAGGAGATATATAATGAGTCATAATGTATTTGATCTATCAGGGAAGGTAGTTCTTATTACCGGCGCCGGCGGTTTGCTCGGTCCAAAACACGCAGAGGCGGTCATCGAGCATGGCGCCTCTGTGATAATCACAGATCATCACGAGGATAGGGTCCGGCAAAAGGCCGCCCTTTTGAATGAGAAATATGGCAAAAAGTGTGCCACCGTGTATCACATGGATGTGACCAATCCCGAATCGATCAGAACGGTAGTTGACAAGATTGATAGAATTGATGTCTTGATTAATAATGCCGCAAAAGACCCTAAAGTCAAAAAGGATGCCGGCCTCACGCCTGATAGTCGATTTGAGACTATGACACCCGATTACTGGCAAGAGGGACTTGACGCTGCGCTTAATGGGACATTCTATTGCTCTCAAGCAGTTGCAAATAAGATGCTTCATTCCGGTGGGGGTGTAATCCTCAATATAGCCTCTGATTTGGGTGTAATTGCCCCTGACCAGCGCTTATATCGCAAAGAGGGTCTTGCTGAGGATCAACAGAGTGTTAAGCCCATAACCTATTCTGCGGCGAAGTGGGCAATTGTCGGGATGACCAAATACCTTGCGGTTTATTTTGCAACACGCGGCATTCGCGTCAATTGCCTAAGCCCAACAGCAGTTTACAATGATCACCCAGAAGAATTTGTTGAAAAGCTTACTAATATCATTCCAATGAATCGCATGTCACACATTGATGAATATAAGGGCGCCATTGTATTCCTTTGTTCTGATGCTAGCAGTTATATGACTGGAGAAAATCTTGTCATCGATGGTGGAAAGAGTGTCTGGTAGAGGAGATAACAGCGAAATTCATCTTTCGATGAACTATGTTAAAAAAGGGTGGGGACACGAAAAGTGGATTGTAAACAAACCCGAATATTGTGGCAAGTTGCTATATTTTGACGCGGGCAAGCGATGTTCGTGGCATTACCATGTGCTTAAGGACGAAGTTTTTTATTTACAGTCGGGAAAAATGATGATATATTATTCAGATGGAAGTGATATATCAAAGGCCAAACAGAAAATATTGAGCCCTGGAGAAAATTTTCATGTATACCGAGGACTTCGCCATCAAATGGTTGCCCTAGAAGACTCAGAGTTGTTTGAATTTTCAACGCAACATTTTGATAGTGATAGTTATAGGATTTTAAAAGGGGATTAAATGAGAAAAGTGTACAAGAATATTCAACACTGTAGAGTGTGCGGCTCCGCGGATTTAACCGCGGTGGTGAGCATCGAAGAGCAATATCTATCGCCCACATTTGTTAAGACCAACGAAAATAATCCCCTAGCAGATATACGAGTGCCACAAACCCTTGTACTATGCGACAGAAGCAACAATGCCGATGCATGCGGATTGTTGCAGCTTAAGGAAACCGTAGAGCCTGATTACTTGTATCGTGAATATTTTTATCGCTCTTCTGTAAGTGATACGATGCGTAAAGATTTGAGAAATGTTGTTGATGATGTTGTAGAAAGAGTACACTTAGAAGACAACGATGTTGTGGTTGATATTGGTGCAAACGATTGCACAATGATTGGATATTTTCCTTCTGGTTTAATGCGGATTGGGGTCGAGCCAGCCCAAAACATTTCTTGGGAGGGTGTGGAACCAAGCATTAAAATTGTTAATAACTATTTTTCACAAGATGTATTAAATGATATACTAAAAGACAAGAAGGTTAAGATTTTCACTTCTTGTGCAATGTTTTATGACCTAGATGATCCAAATAGTTTTGTAGTTGATGTTAAGACGCTGCTCCATGAAGAAGGAGTATGGTGTATTCAGTTAAGTTACTTGCCCTTAATGTTGAAGAATATAAACTTTTATGATATTTGTAATGAGCATTTGGAGTATTATTCTCTGCATACATTGAATTACGTAATGAAACAAAATGGGTTAGAAATTTTTGATGCTGCTGAAAATAATGTTAATGGAGGAAGCGTCCGCGTTATGATCACGCATCTTGACCGCAAAATTGAAAAGACCGATGGCTTTAAAGAACTAATAGATATTGAAAAGCAAATGAATTTATTTGATAAGGAAACATACATCGATTTTCACGAAGAGATTTTAAGCTTAAAAAATAAAATTAAGAACACTATTGGTGCTGAACTTAAAAACGGGAACACTGTTCTCGGCCTAGGCGCCTCAACAAAGGGAAATATGCTTTTGCAATTATTTGGAATTGGAAAAGAGACTATTCCATATATAAGCGAGCGTAACCCTGAAAAAGTTGGGTTAAAAACCCTCGGCACCGATATAGAGCTAATTTCAGAAGAACGCGCGCGAGAACTAAACCCCAGCTATATGCTTGTCTTGCCATGGTATTTTAAAAGCGAGATTGTAGCCAGAGAAAAAGAATACATTTTAAATGGCGGCAAATTGCTTTTTCCAATGCCGTATCCACATGTCGTCCATAAAGACGGAGAGACAAAATTATGAAAGTTGTCGTCACGGGAGGTACAGGGTTTGTTGGCAAGAGGCTAGCAAAGATAAAGCCAGGCTGGACATATTTGTCATCAAAAGATTATAATCTGGTCTCAACTGAAGACTGCAAAAGAATGTATCAAGAGTTACAGCCCGATGCCGTTATACATATGGCTGGCAAGGTTGGGGGGATTAAGGCAAATAATTCAAGGCCCGCTGAGTTTTATTATTTAAATACAATGATTAATACAAATGTTGTTCACCAAGGATACCTTCACGGTGTTAAAAGAATATTGGCCGCTTTAAGCACGTGCACGTTTCCGGGTGTGGCGCAGGAGTATCCGCTGATCGAAAAGGATATTTTATCTGGCCCACCGGAAAAGACCAACCTTTCCTATGGTTATTCTAAGCGCTCTTTATATATTCAAATAAATTCATATAGAAAACAATATGGACTTGATTACTCCACATTCTGTCCATCTAATATTTATGGCCCAGAGGACAACTTTGATTACGATAGTTCCCATTTTGTTCCGGCGCTGATTAGAAAGTTTTACGAGGCATCCGACAGAGATATTTTAGAATTTTGGGGAACAGGCAAGACACTAAGACAAGAAATATATGTGGACGATCTGGCAAAAATAATTCCAATATTACTAGAGAAGCATCATAGCGACGTTCCTGTAATTGTTAGCCCGCACGAGAACTTTTCGATATTAGATATGATCAACACATTAAGAGAACAGCTCGATAAAGACGTTCAAATAAAGTTTAATGATAAGTTGGACGGCCAGTTTAGAAAAGACGGCAGCAATGAATATTTGTTAAACCTGATCGGCGATTTTGAATTTACCCCGTTTGCTGAGGGTGTTAAAAAGGCATACGAATGGTACGAAGAAAACAGAGGCACCAATGGCGAATAAAACAGCGTTAGTTACAGGAGTAACTGGACAAGACGGCTCTTATTTGGCCGAATTATTATTAGAAAAAGGATATAAAGTTGTAGGAGTCAAAAGAAGGACATCTACAATATCCACTGGCAGGATCGACCACATATTTAGCAACCCAAACTTTGAGCTTCGTTATGGCAACATGACTGACTCTGGAGCAATATATAGGTTGTTGCTTGAATACGAACCAGATGAAATTTATAATTTGGCTGCCCAGTCACACGTCAGAGTTTCTTTCGAAACCCCAGAGGAAACAGCCGATATTGTTGCCATGGGTACTTTAAAGCTGTTAGAAGCAGTTAGAAACATTTGTCCGAATACCAAGATATATCAAGCATCGTCATCAGAGATGTTTGGAGACAACCCGGACCACCCACAAAGCGAAACAACACGTTTGATGCCGGCAAGTCCGTATGCCTGTGCAAAGGTGTTCGCCCACAACGTATGCAGAAATTACCGCGAAAGCTACGATATGCATATTTCTAGTGGAATCCTTTTTAACCATGAGTCCCCGCGCCGCGGCGAAACGTTTGTGACACGCAAGATTACTCAGGCTGCAGCTAAGATTAACTTGGGTTTACAAGATAAGTTATACCTTGGGAATCTGGATGCAAAAAGAGACTGGGGCTTTGCGGGCGATTATGTGGAAGTCATGTGGCTCATGCTGCAGCAAGAGATTCCAGATGACTATGTAATAGCCACAGGCGAGACACATACCGTAAGAGAATTTTTAGAGGAAGTATTTATATATGCTGGTTTAAACATAGATGATCATGTTGAAATTGATGAGCGACTATTTAGGCCACATGAAGTTCCACTTTTATTAGGAGATGCGACCAAGGCAAAAAACAAACTAGGTTGGGAGCCAAAGGTAAAATTTAAAGAATTGGCAAAAATGATGTATGATGAAGATCTAAAGGCATTCACCAAATGAATCACAAAATAGGCGATCTTGTTAAGTGGCAGGACGTATATGATGACTATATTGTAATAGATGCAGGCCTAGGCATAATAATGGGAATAAAAGAACATGAATATGAAAAAAATATATATTCTGTATACGAGGTATACAGAACTGAACACGAAGACATTTTGTCTCTAGGCAGCGAACGCCTAGAAAAAATATAAAAGGAGAAAAAATGCATTTATCAAACCAAGCACTGGGCGCCATCATGCTGGCACTACAGGAATCTTTGATGACTCAGACAGATATTGTACCTGTTTTGAAAGGATTCAAGTTAGAAGATGGTGGCAAAGACGGCTTAGTTGTTAAGAACCCGCCAACTGTGCGAGTATCTAACAATGAAAAAGTAACCGAAGAAGAATTAAAAGCTCTAGCAGAGCAGTAGCGTATGCCAAGATATCGCTATGAATGCGGAAAGTGCACCCGCATATCTATAATTCTTCATAGCCTTAAAGAAAAGGCAACAGATTGTTCTGTCTGCGGAGAAAAGAACAGTTTACATAAATTATTAAGCGTCCCTATTGTACAAGGGCTCAACGATCAAGAAGAAGAGCAGCAAACGGGCGACTTGACAAATGAAAAGATAGAAGAAAATCGTGAAATTCTAAAAAAACAAAAAAAGGAAATGAAAGAAAAAAAATATGACAAGACTTGAAATAGTGCTTTTTGCAATCTTAACTGTGTCGACTATATTAAACGTTGGCCTCTTTATCTACGCTCGCGCCGTAGTGGTGCGCCTTCTTGCTATAGCAGATGAATTGTGGGACTTGCAACAAATGATTGATTCATTTGCTGAACATCTTAATCAAGTATACGAACTTGAGATGTTTTATGGAGATCAAACGCTTGAGAGTTTATTGAAGCATGCGGTCTCTTTTAATGAACAATTAGAAACATTTGAGCACATATATACACTAACGGAAGAAGAAGTTGACAATATTGAAACGGAAACCAACGCCAGTAAAGAGGCGTAAAAAAAATCATTACTTTACGAAAGACCATGAAAATGCAATAATTCGTTATTCTAACACAAGCTGTAAGCGTGAACGAACAGAATTGTATATTAAATGGATTCAACCAGCGTTTAATGAAATGGTTGATAAAATCGTCTTTACTTACAAGTTTACAAATTTACCAAATATTGATTATTTGCGAGACGAATGTAAGATATGGTTGATGACCATTTTGGACAAGTTCGACCCATCAAAAGGTTCGAAGGCGTTTTCATATTTTTCGGTGATTACAAAGAACTGGTTTATTCATAAAGTTAAAAAACAACAAAAGAGAAACCGTCGCGAAATTGATTACGACAACATATCTAAATCATACGAAGAAGAATATCTGTCGACAAACGAATCATATCTATCCAACCGAGAAGAAGAAGAGTTTTGGGATCGGTTTTATAAAGAAATAAAATCATGGGACACATCCCAGATGAAAGAAAACGATTTAAAAGTATATAAAGCAATTATTGTGCTTTTCGAATCAAAGGAGGACATCGAGATTTTTAATAAGAAAGCTATTTATCTATACCTGAGAGAAATCACAGGGCTGAATACAAAACAGATTGTGAATTCTCTTAAGAAGTTTAGAAAGAAATATTCATTCTTTAGACAAAATTGGGAAAACGGAGCTTTATGAAGAAGAATAATTTAAGCGGCTTAATCGACGAAGCTTTAGAGAATATCCGAAACGACAGAAGGTCAGCCCAAGAATTTTTGAACGAAATTGCAAATCAAATTGCAATGGATGCTGAGCAAAACAGAAGTCTAAGCCCAGTCGCAGCCAAGCACGTTGAAACAATGCAGCGATCAAATGAGCAGCTAGTTAAACTGATAGCGCTACAACAAAAAAATCAAAACGTATCCATCGATCTTTCTGACGAAGACAAGAATCAACTTTTTGATATGATTCAAGTATCTGGAGAACCCGAAGGTGGCCAATAATGAATTATACGATTGGACAACGTTTACAGATGATGAAGAATCTTTAAGTTTAGTTGGGAACCTAATTAGATGGGGTCTGGCCGACGAGAGGTATAGTGATCCTACTGTTTTTAAAGCTAGGGCTATTACAGATTCATATGAATTGTCTTCTAATGAGGCCATGGCAATTGATGGAGGTGCAACCAATGCCGCCGGTGGCTCAGAGCCGCGTATGGCATTTAAGGCACGTATTATGGGAGAGAATTCACCACATTCATTTCTTCCCAACCCGTGTGATCCAACCTGGGCTGCAGATCTGCAGCAGACATATAGAGTTATTTCGTTGCACACTACTTTTTTAAGCCCATCAACATCAAAAGCAACGCCAGTTACAAGAGGGGATGTTGTTCTGGTTAAATTAGAAAGAGCCGACCAGTCCTATAATTTAGAATATGGCACCTTTGAAGAACTAATTAGTGTAGAAGATCCGTCCCCTGGATCCGCGAGCGAATGTGCAGCTTTAGTAAGTCTTTTCGGCGCAATAACGCACAAGCCGTTCACAGTTGGCAGCCAGTTGGGCGACGGAGCTTCTACTTCTACTTGGGACGGCAAAATACAAACTTTGGCGCCTTTTGTGGACGGCACAGCAACACCTCCGTGCCCGGACGGCCGGCGAGGCTTTTGCGAAAATGAAAATTGCCAAGGAGAAGCACAGTTCGCCAAGACCGGAATTGCAGCACCACCAGATCGTTTTGCCGAGATTACGCCCGGAAACGGTAATTACCGCGGCGCCACAATAACCAGCAAAGCGCAATTGCAAGTCATGCGTGACACATTTGGACTCAAAACAATTATTAGTTTGGCGGCAGACGCAGCTGTGAGATCAAAAGGAGGAAGAGGCAAATGTGGTATTAAAGATGATAGTATTGGTTGTGCCGGCCAGGGTGGTAAGAAGCCCTGCGAGCAGCTTTGGGCAGAAAGTTTGGACATGGAATGGTACCAAGTAACTATGAATAAAGTCAAAGTACCAAATGCAGCGGAATGGCGACGAATTGAAAATTCTTTAAGAGGCGGCAACACATATTTTCACTGTACACACGGCGTTGATCGTACCGGAGCAATAGGTGTAAAGTGGAAACTCTCCCAGGACTCATCTCTCGATCATGGAGACCTATTTAGATATACAAAGAAATTTGGAGGCGCCTGGAAAATGACAACAGATTATCACGGAAACCCTGACGCAGAGGCCCAGGCCCACGCAAAAACCGGTGGCCTTAACTGGAGATTATACAATTGGATGTATAAACCATAAGAGATGATAGCAAAAAGGAGATTTTAATGTCGAACAGAGAAATATTCGATTGGTCAATGTTCACTGACGCAATAGAATCCATAGATGTTTTTGGGTTCTCTTTGCGAAAAAGTTTAGCCGGCGATGTATATGCAGGAAAAACACGCTTCAAAGCACGCGCACTCACTGATATGTTTCCACTGTCCTCTAATGAAGTCATGGCTCTCGATGGGGGTGCCACCGGTAATGATGGTAGCACGCGCTGGGCGTTCAAAGGAAGAATAATAGGAGATGACTCTCCCCACTCATTTCTCCCAAACCCCTGTGAGCCTGGATTTCTAGCAAACACCAGCGAAACATATAGAATTATTGCCATGCACACCACCTTTATAAGTCTCTCTGCAGATTCCGGCGAAAATGTGACACGTGGAGACATTGTTGTTGTAGAAGTAGATAGAAGCGACCATTCATATAATTTAGAATATGGCAGATTTATAACTATTAGCGCTCATGAAGAGCCATCACCAACACAAGAAGCTGCATGTGCCAGTCTTATAGGCCTTATGGGAAAATGGGGAGGCCCTCCAGCGACCGGCACTGGGTTTGCGACTACTCATGTCCCTACGGGGGATGGCTCAGAGAGAACCATCAATTTTAACAGCATAAAACACGCACTAGTGGCCACCTGTCAACCTGCAGATGCATCAGCTAAAGATGTTGAGGCCTATTTTGGAACTGTTTTGTGGGAAAAATACAAGAAGGTGCTGGGAGATAGAGAGTCTGGCGGTAAATACTCTGAGACAAACAAGTGGCATTATATGGGAAAATGGCAGTTTGGTGTTGAGGCGTTAAAAGACTATGGTGTTATAAAAGATATTACTTCTCTTGGTGCGTGTAAATCGCAATCATCTAGTTGTAAATCAAAAGTAGGGGCCTTTGTAGACGATAACTCGAATTGGAATTCCGGCCGAGGTGCCGGCTCAAAAGCAGAATGGTTAGCCAACAAAGGCGGGGTGCAAGATAAGGCTATGAAATCTTACACAAACGCAAGATTCTTGTGGCTTAAGAAAAGAAATTTAATCGATCTCAGCAACCCGAAAGACGTGGCGGGTATGATAGCTGCCTCTCACTTGATAGGTTTGACTCGCGCACAGAGAATGAGATCTGCCGGTAAAGAAAAAGGCGATGCCCTGGGCACGTATCCGAGCGATTATTACACTTTACTAGGTAATATTTGTTAATCACACATAAAGAGAACAATCAATGTCAAATAGAGAATTATATGACTGGACAACATTTACGGATGATATAGAATCTATAGATCTATTTGGTAAAGCTTTTCGTAAGGCTATGCAAAGTAATTCTTATGGTGCCAAGACTGTATTTGCTGCGCGCGCCCTCACTGATATGTTTCCATTGTCTTCTAATGAAGCCATGGCCATCGACGGCGGCGCCACCGGTAATGATGGCGGAACACGATATGCTTTTAAAGCGCGCATTATGGGAGAAAATTCACCACACTCTTTTTTGCCAGATCCCTGTGATCCATCGTTTTTAGCAAATGATAATGAGGCATATAGAATTATTGCTATGCACACCACCTTTATAAGTACAAATGTCATTGAAATTGCCAATGTTTCGCGAGGAGATATAGTACTTATTGAATTAGAACAATCAGATCAGACGTATAATCTTGAATACGGAAGGTTTTTAAGTCTTACTAGCAATGAAGAGCCCGGCGCCACTGCCGGCACGGAATGTTTTTCTCTTGTTAGTCTGGCTGGCGGGTGGGGCGGCCCTCCCGTGCGCGCCCAAGCAGCAGCAGTAGCATCAAATATAATATCCAACACTAGTGGCCAGATGACTAAACCGCGCCAATGTAAAATCAAGCGCGCCGACGGCACATTCGAAGTTCACGATATACCATCATATTTTAGAATTACAAAAACTTTAGGTGCGTTAGACGCATCTGTTCAACCACGGGTTCAGAGATTTATTGAGAGAGCAAAGGCTGCCGGCCTGACAGCACAAATAAATTCTATACGTCGAAGCCCAAAACACCAATGGGTATTATATGTGTTCCCGACCTGCACCGGCGCCCTCAAGCCAGAAGCTCCGTGTTATTCAAATCACCAATATGGATTCGCAGCTGATATTAAGTTTTTTTTAGATGCTGCCAAGAAACAGCCTTGCAAACATCAGATGCCAGACGGTAGTGATTGTATAAATGCTAAACTTAAGCCAATTGCTGATATGGATGACGTGTTACTAACACCCTATGGTTGGAGTTCGAAAACCAACACTTTTAAAGCCTCTGCTGACAAAGATTATATACACTGGGCAGCAGGAACCGCGGCAGACAGAACCAAGAAAAAGGGCCTATTCAACAAATGTTATAATCATTTTTATAAAAATTATACAAAGACAGCAACTCATGGCACGTCTAAAGCATCGTCAAAAAGTTGGCCAGTAGATTTTGCAGATAATGTAGAAGTTATAGGCATCACTGGGGCCGGCATCGCACAAACAACCACGCAGACTGGCACGCCGCCCACCTATACTGAAGCAGATCGGGGAATCAATTGGTATTGGGTAGGTGATGACTGGAACGAAGTAGAATCAAAAGACCTAGCATCCGGCAAAGACCTCGAAGGTGGAAAGAAGTGGTGGTGGCACGTGCAAGACAAGGACTTCTACAGTGCATAAAGAGTAAAAAAAAACCTAATAATTTAAACAAGTAATAATTATAAACTATAATATTTACTATCAGGAGTATACATGGGAACAGGAAATGATAAAAAGCTGCCGCTTCACGGCCCCTCTGATGAAGAAATTGCGAAACACCGCGCCGCGGCAGATCAGCAAGAGCAGTCTGTCATCGAAGCGACCTCAGATAAAGATACGCCGGAAGAGATTGCTGCACAACGCGCCGCCGCCGGCGTTACGCGTGAAGGCCCGGGCCGCGCCCTAGACCCAAACCTCACCCGAGCGTCAAAGCTTCCACCGAAGAGCGGTCTTTTTCATTCAATGCTTAAATCCGATAAAATTGCTGATTCGGGTGGTGGCATTGTTTATCTAAAAGCCCAAAATGAAAAAATTATCACCAGCATGGGTGCGTATATTGTTTTGGGAACTGATAGGCCAGAGTCGGTTCGGTCTGGTTACGGCGCCTGGGGCGCCGACAAGGCAGCTTCTATTGACCTTGTTGTCGGACGCTTAGCTTCCGCCAGAGAGGGAAAGGGACCAGAAGTTCCGTCATGGATTAATAATGATTTTGCAGCAGACGCAGCACGCGTTTATATTTCTCAATTAGCCGATATTGATCGTTACTTTGGGCTCGTCCGCGGCGTTGCCCCACAATCGATTGCGCGCTCAGCAGTGGGCATAAAAGCCGACGCCGTAAGAATTATAGGACGAGAATCAGTTAAAATAGTCTCGGGGCCGGCCCAGGGTGTCGAAGGCTGGACCGCCGGTGAACCAACCTCTCACGGCGGAAAGATAGTTCAGCCTGCACCTGCAATCGAATTTATTGCAGGTAATAAAATTACAGATCGAAAGCTGATGCGTATGGATGGGCGCAAAGAGTCGATCCCGGGATTACAGGGCATTGCGATGGGTTATAATACAAGAGATGCTTTTCAAGAATTAGCTGATATTGTAGGCAGCACTTTGGGTGCTTGTAACGCTGTAGCCCAAGCTCATATTGAGTTGGCCATCGCCATAGGACTGATACACCCTCTAACGCTCAGCGCCATTACCGCCAAGAACGCGCTAGGAACTATTTTACGAGGAAACATATCTATGTATCATCTTCGAGGAAATTTAAACACATGGCGAATAAATTATTTAAGCCCAGCCGGGGCCAAATGCATATGGAGCAGAAATGTTAAAACAAATTAGGGAAACAACAAATGGCTGAATCAATATTTTTAAAATGGCAAGACAAAAACGGAGATATGCTACCAGATGCGTGTCCAGACGATGCAATACCGAGAGCAAACACTTGTCTTCCGTGTTCTCCGAATCCAAATGCCATTGTTCCAGACTGGAAGACCAGAAACCAGTCTCAACCTTTTTTGAATGAAAAACTGTGTGTGTATCAAATTTCATATTTAACTAAAGAAAAACATTTTGGTTACTACGATGATATAACAAAGCGAGAGGCCGCCGAAAAATTAGACGCGATATGGCAACACTATGCCGATGAATGGGATAACAATGTTGGCGGATCGTTAAATTCAGATTGGCTACAAACTGTTTCCCATCGTAAAGGAGAGCCAAGAAAAGGCGCCATCCGTGCGCTTTTGAATTGGAAAGGAAAAGACACATCACCGGAATCGATCCAAAAAATCAAAAGTGCCATGGAAAAATCAGAATATTATTTGGCGCCAAACCCGGGCTCATATGTACAGTTATTATATTCAGTTGAATACAGCGTACTTGAAGATTTACCAGATGCACCACCCGTAGATACTTCTGAAGAGGCAGAACAAGGAGATACAACTGCTAAATACGCTACTGGAGATCTGGTGTTAAGTCAGATAACAGTACGAAAAGGCCTTCATTTGTGGAGTAGATATCTAAGAGTTTTTAGAATGTTGGAAAGTTCTAATTTGATATTTTCTAAAACAGGAAAAATATTCAATCTAGATGATTACGGCGATGCCGGCCCATTCGATATGCACGGCCAATTAAGCGTTTTACAATTAGAGCTAGATAGTTGGCTTAATGATCAGGGCATGAACATACCAAATACGGGTACCTGGGGTTTCTTCAATCAAAATGTCGAACATATAGAATTCACAGTAACAGGTGAATACAAACTTAAAAAAATAAGAGTTTGGACTGATAGGTGCAATGAATTGCCAGTGGAGTTTGGAAAGGATAGGCTTGATTCACTGTCTACTCAACCGGGCTGGCGAGATCCAACAGCTGTTGCATACTTTATGAAAATGGAGGAAATAGCCAGCGAACTATCTGCCCGGACAGAACAGCCATGGCTTGACATGGCTCTAAAATATACGTATCCTAAGATTCATGTAGTCGGCCCGGGCGCCGGCCAAATAATGCCGGAAGAAGGAGCACAAGGCGTTACTACATGTATTGCAAATGCTTTGGCTGATGAAGCAAAGCAATTTGGACAAGACATCTTAGATGATATGTTTAGTATTGGCGACGGCATCGCGTATGAATTTCATTCTAGGCTTTGTCAGCATGAGAAAGAAAAAGTTAAAGAAGATGAAGACGAGCAGGGCCAAGCCGAGGGCGCTGCCCCCCCGGGTGAAGGTCCAACAGGCCCAGGCGGCGGCCAACAGGCCGGCCCCAAGAAGCCAGCCCCCCCAAAGAAACCACAAGAAAAAAAGTCTGACAAAAAAAATACCATGGTTGGCGCTGCAATAATGAAAGCCCACAAGAAGATCGATCCCCGTGATCAGGTATTTGCTCATTTTTGTTTGCGAATGTTGTCCACCCGGGATAACGCGACCATAGGAGAAGCGATGGACGATATCTGGCGATTTAATTTTGAAAGAATTAAGGTTTGCGGGCTATTCGATCTTCTAATGTCGGCAATCGAATGTTTAACTAAGGGGATCTCTCTAGAAGATGCTCTTTCTATAATGTTAAAAAATGCGCTTTCTTCAATGACATATGAAAATTTCGGAAAATTATTTGTTGGTTTGCCTCCCGAAAAACAAGCAAAACTTGATGCGATGGTTAGAAAAAACCTGGAAGAAGGAAAAACGCTAGAAGGATTCGTGAATCCATACACAGATGTTCAAGATCCAGAACTGGAGGGCCCGGATACCGGCGAAGCAAGTGGCGTTGAGTACAGCCCCGGCGCCGCGGCCGGAACCGCGGGTGGAGTTGGACAGTCCACCACCCAGCGCGAGGGTGTATATGCCGGCGCCAAATCAGAATCGATGAGAGGGGAAAGGTTTTTTGGCAGATTCTCAATTGCTAGGCCATGGGAAGATCAAGAATTGGTTGAAAGACAGCGCACATACAATAATGGGTTGGGCAACGAAGTCCCGGTCCCGCCCGGCCAGCCATCAACAATGGAAATGCAACAAGAAAGTCGTGGAGGCGCCGAGACCAGAAGAACCCTTGCACAAAAATTAGACCCTGCAAAAGCGGCAAAAGAAAATCTAGATTCAAGCAAAATTTTTCAAGCTTACATCCTTGCACTACTAGAAGAATATTCAGATAACTATCTAGCATTGTTGGATAAACTAAATGATTTTCCAGGCGCCCAGATTATAGCATTTTTTATCACATCAATCGACTGCCCCAGACCTCCATTATTTAATCCCGGTATTAATGATTTTATAAAAAGCATTACGCTTCCATTTTGCAGGAACAACGCTGAAATTGTAATACCTAGACTTGATTGGCCTACGTGGTGGTGGCCGCTTCTACTGGACCCCTGGAAAGCAGTATTTGATTATCTCAAAAAGAAACTTAATGAACTGATATTTAAATATCTGATATTACTTATAGTCAAGGTGTGTGAACTTGTTGGTAAAGCTATCTGTAAGGCATTAGAGATCACTGGACAAATCGCTGCTTCACTGCCTTCATTAATAGCCGGCACCAACACTTTAACAAACATTATTAGAGACTCAATTTGTGGACCAGATACCCCCACTCAAGAAGTAGAAAATACGGTTGTACAATTAATCGCTGACTTGGGTGTTGGCGGCCAAGCACTTGCAAACCCTGACAGGGCGCTTACGTTTGCGGAAGATCTATCATCGGCCGCCACCCAGGCCGAGATGACGTCTGCAGTTTTGGGGAACCCTTCAGAAACATTCCTGCAAATTGCAGATCAAATTGTTGAAAACGGCTTCCCAGAGTACCGCGATGCACTCCCGAACCAGCGCGCTATTGGTAGCTTTTTCAAAAATATTGGCTTCTTGGCCCCTGTACAAATGAGAGACGAAATGGCAATAGCTCTTGAGACGCTTGGTGCTCAAGCCGATGAAATGCCGGCAAACCCAACTCTTTGTGCAACCCCTGACCAACTGGACGCTTTTAAGGATCTAAGGTGTACATTGTTAGAAGGCCGAGCCACCCCTGAACAATGTGATCAAATGTTTGATAACTGGCGTGGAACAATGCTAGAAGATTTAGATGATGTTACCAGTTTAATGCAAAGAGGAATTGGCCCGACACTCATGGATCAGATGCCACCAATGATATCAGATCCTGGCTGTAATAATGGTCTTATGCCATATGAGCCAGAAGACATTGCGGCCACTGCAGCCACCATGGTAGAAGGCGAAATGAAAAAAATGCAGCAGGCCTATGCACGAGATATGTTGGGTTCTGGAGGTTTCCTAAGCTTCCTCGCCGGCGGCGTCGACTCTTCGTGGGGCTTCTTAAACATGATTTTGTCTGATACTGTTGGTAATCCGTTCACAAGACATCAAGTGGATGTGGCCAGCGACTCAAACTATGTAGACTTTTATTTGAACACAGACACCAGCTTGGACTCGACCAATAAGGATGACATCGAAGACGCGATGGGCTCAAATGTAGCAAGCCTCCGGTCGCAACGCGGTGCATACCCCCAATATGTTGCTGAGTGGCTGATGTATCAATATAAATCCGCCGCGCAGCAGCCTATAGATGATAGATTGCTTTTGGGAGATATTTCTCAAGATCTTAGAGACAGCATGGAATTTAGTAGCACAAACATTCCGCGCCGCACAAAGAAGTGGCCAGTCAGCTTTGCCAGTCTTGGATTCGATAGCCTCTTTACCACTTCTGATGTAGAACTAACAGACGTGCCTGACATGGGGTACAACGTAAAGACGGCACCAGATTGGAGTGAAGAAAACCTATGGTTCATAAAGTTGCCACGGAAGGATGATCCAGACATAGCACTTGAATTCAAAGATAATGCGAAGGGGCATCGCCTGGGCTTAAATGGAGGAAAGTCCGCCTGGAGCTATAAGTTTAGAGTAAATGCATACATTTCCGATATGATGGAAGGCCCTGTAAAAGGCTCATATGTTAATAGGCCCGATGATAACACAAGAATTTATCTTACCGAGTTCTTTAATGAGGCAGCCCGTCCAAACCGCCCACCCTTTGATGCATATCATCAACCAAATCCCAAAGAGGCTAAAGGCATGAGTGTGAGCTTCGATAGCGCCTTAGAAGTCAAGGAAATCCGTTCAAGAAAATATGAGTTCATGGCGGTTGATAATGGTTTAGATTCTTTGTATGACCCGGACCCAGATAAGGGCGAATATCTATCAATGGAACATTTTCCAAACTTAAGTCAAAGCTTTGTGAAACAAACCCCGTTTGCACCGCAAATTAATATGCTATATGATCTATTTGGAACCACACTAAGCAAATCACAAATTAAGGAAAAGTACGACTCCTTTATGAAAGAACAATTCGTGAAGGTGGCCAAAGAAATAGGCAACAATACAAAAGCTTGGGAATATGGAATGACGTTCGATGATCTGGACATAACTGACTTTGATTATCTGGACTCGAAGACCGGTGACCTATACTCTGAAAAAACGGTCAAAGATTATGATTCAGAAGGAGAGCGGATACTCCCGGATCGCCCAGTTAGTGAAGATGACGGAATAATGGGCGTAAGCAGAAATCAATATGTAAACGAACAAGCCGGCACACATCCCGAAAAGACAAGGGTCTTCTTCCTTAACCCAACTCAATATGGGGGCTCTTACATGCAGCCGCCGATATATGTTAAGCCTCGAAAATCAGTTGGCTGGGCCGGCCTGGTTGAAGTTATGTTTCCAGAACTGAGTCCCTGCGATCCATCGCAAACCGACGCCGTAGACTTTAACGAGATATCCGCAAAGATAAACGAAATATATCCAAATATACCAGAGGATGACCGCCTCAGAGGAGATCCAGATTGTGTTGTTGAAGTACCGTACAATAGAATTTTACACAGACTTTCTAAGGCAACAATTGAGGGAATTATCATAGCGGCCATTAGAGTGTATGCTAGCGTACATTTTATGAAGGGCTTGCCAATATTTACCAAATTCGCTCCCAAGTTCCCGGATAATTATAGCAACATATATTCTTCTTATATTATAGAAACCATGGAACAAGACTTTAGAGATTCGACCAGTCTTTGGAGTCCGTTCTCAGATAATGAGTTTTGGTATGCGTTTTTGGAGCAGGCAGTGCAAACATATGGGCGCCGAGTCGACAGTGGCGATATTAATGAAGAGGATGTTCCGAAACATGTGAGTGATGCGCTAGATAGGCTAAATAACTATCAACAATCATATGATTATCCTTTTATTGATGAATTGGTGGCTGCCAAATACGGTGGAGAAGCTGGAATATTTGAGACTCTAAAGAGCTATAGAGAAAGCAGAAATTTGGAAGCAGTGTACAGAACTCAGGAAGATGCAAAACTTGTTCTTAAAGAACTTGTTAACGAGCAGTTGGAGTTCATGGGGGACAAGTTTATAAAGAATATCGAAAGTTTTGATATGTCTCCCGATGTATATGATTTAGATTATTACTATATGACGGAGTTTACAGCCCTGGGGAGCAATGAACTTAATTTAGACGGCACCATAGTTGAGAGTGTCGTCGGCCTCCCAACAGAAGAGGAGCCAGATCCTGCCGGCCTTGGTTGGGAGTGGCCAGGTCCATTTTACACAGATGGTAATGAATTTTCATTGTCAGATGGAAGCATTTATGCTGGATATTATCATGCTAGTATAGATGAACAAGATGGAAGTTTAACGTATACGGTCGGAGAATACCACTCTGATGAAGCACAGGAGTTGTTAAGGCCATTCGCAAATAAGGTGATCATCGGCGTTGAAAAAGTGATAGATACGGGCTCGCCAGATGAAGAAACCGGCAAGAAGATTTATGAAACCACGTTTGATCCACTTGGAGATATACCTGACGGCGAACGGGCCTCTACGACCACCGCCCGGCCATTTTATATGTATAAATATATTAAGGTTAATAGCACCCGCAAAAATATGGCCGACGGCGTTACAGACGTGAAAGCACGGGGTAGCGGCGTTATCTCACAACATTTTCCTGGGACGATGCAATTGTCAATAAATGATGAAGGTGTTGAGGTTGGTATTACGGGAGAGCTAGGTGTGAGATACGGCTTATCATTTGGAATGGTATTCGCTGGCACGGAGAAAGAAATAGTAAACATAGAAATAGATGCTTTAGATATTCCAGTCAGCGCATTCACCGGTATTGAACCAAATAGCAAAATTTTATACTGTTTGCTAGCAAAACTTAAAGAAGATCATATCAATAATGGCCATTTATCAAGACATGGGCTTTATGCAATCTATCGGCGAAGTAACAGCGGAAGAAGGCGCCATGTTCGGATCCATGTTCCACAAGATTGAGTGGGATCCCGAGAACCCCGAACGAAAGCCTGGAACATATGCTGAACTTGACCTGGGCGAGATTCTCGTCACGCGAGACTCGTGGTTCGTCGGCGATGGCACGGAGAAAGTGACAGTTGTCAATGGCGCAAATCTAAAATATACACCTGGCTGGGCCGCCGAAGGAGATCGAAATGTCAACAAGGGCGCTTTCCTTAGCCACATGAATTGGGATCATTGGGACAAGAGAACGCTAAGACATTCTGCAGCCGCGATTAAGAGGCTTTTCCGCGTACACTATAGATCACGCGACTTTGGAGGCGCCGACGAAGAATTGGGCAATATTACCAAAGAAATGGTGCAACAAATGAAAGAAAGATTTAAATTAGATCCTTCTAAGGCCATTTTACCGTGGTGGCAAACAAGTCGATTGAAATCTAATCCGTTTAATGAACACGGCGAAATGTGCAAAAAGAAAGATTCATAGTATTTATAGTGAGGACTAAAAATGGCTTCATTGGCGCTTAAATTACCGATTACCAGGGATAGTGGCGATGGCTTTGCCATGATTAAAGATTTTCGGACACTTATAAAGCAGAACTTCAAAATGCTTTTATTGACCAATCGCGGAGAAAGAGTTATGGAACCAAGCTTTGGTGTCGGCCTTTACTCCTATCTTTTTTCCTCCTTTACGCAGAGCACGTTTGATGATATTGAAACTAAAATAATCGAACAGGCCTCTGTATATTTGCCTGTAATAAAAATTAAAGAAATTAATTTTATTGTTGAAGATATTGACATTAACAAACTTAGTGTAAGTATCGAGTACTCCATTCCAACCTTAAATGTTGGAGATTTGTTAGAGTTCACTATTTAAAGTAAGGAATTTTTGAATGCCAAAACAACAGAAAAAAATAATGCCGATTGATTATACTCATCGTGATTTCGAAACAATTCGCGATGACTTAACGGACATAGCAGAGAGATTTTATCCGGATACTTTCCAAGACTTTAGCGAGGCATCTTTTGGCGCGTTAATGCTTGATGCCGTTGCGTACATTGGTGATCAGCTTTCTTTCTATCTGGATTATAATGTTAATGAATCGTTTTTAGATACGGCATTTCAGTTTACTAATGTGGTTCGCCATGGCCGTGCACTGGGTTATAAATTCACCGGTCGCGAATCAACCTATGGTCAGGTTGCTTTATTTATTCTAGTCCCTTCTTCTAACGCCGGCTTAGGCGCCAATGCAGATTATTTGCCGGTTTTAAAAAGAGGTACTTCTTTCAGTTCTCAAACTGGAACACAGTTTATTCTGACAGAAAATATTGATTTTGCTGACCCTAGAAACTTAACTGTTGCCGCAAGGGTTGATTCTTCTACTGGCGCCCCCACACATTATGCTGTGAAGGCCTATGGAAATGTTGTATCTGGTATTTTTTCTCAAGAAACAATAAAAGTTGGCTCCTTCGAGAGATTTTATAGAACAACTCTCTCCACACCAAATGTTTCAGAGATTATCTCTGTATTTGATTCGGAAGGAAACAAGTACTTCGAAGTTGATTACTTGGCCCAAGATATGATTTTTAAGGAGATAACAAATCCTAGTTTTAAAGACGATAACGTCCCATCGCTTATAAAACCATTTTTGGTATCTAGAAAGTATATTGTCGAACATTCCTTAGATCAGGTTACCCTGCAGTTTGGAAGTGGAAAAGCTGGCGATTCTGATATCGTGGCCAACCCACAAAGTGTGGCGATCAACGTTTTTGGTAAGAACTATGTAACCGATCTATCTTTTGATCCAACAAGATTATCACAGAATGAGTCATTTGGAATCGTGCCCACAAATACCACGTTAACAATCACTTTTAGAACAACGAATCCTACAAATTCAAATTTGTCAGTAGGGGCCCTGGACGCCGTTGGCGCTAGTAACTTCGAGTTTGTGAACCGACAAGACTTGAGCAGCTTAAGTGTTAATGCAATAATAGAGTCCTTGGAAGTTACCAATGAAGAGCCAATTGTGGGATCGGTTACTTACCCGTCTACTGGCGAAATAAAACAAAGAATTTTTGATACATTTCCAACACAGAACAGGGCAGTAACACAAGCTGATTATGAAAGCTTGGCATATAGAATGCATTCTAAATTTGGCGCTATTAAGCGCGTATCGGTACAAAGAGATGCTGATTCTCAAAAAAGAAATTTAAATATGTATGTGCTTTCGGAGAATGCCAATGGAAAACTGATCGCAGCGAACATAACAATTAAAAACAATTTAAAAACTTGGATAAACAATTATAGAATGATCAATGATACTATTGACATATTGGACCCATACGTTCTTAATTTTGGTATTGAATTTATTATAAAACCAAAAATGGCGTCAGAAAAATATACAGCATTAGATGACTGTATTGAGGCGCTAAAAGAGCATTTCATACAACCGTTCTTTATTGGAGAGCCACTATATATTAGTCAAATTTATGAAGTATTAAAAGAGGTCGACAGCGTCTTAGACGTTACCAGGGTTAAAGTTGTCAGCAAACAGTCAGGGAATTACTCATCCGCAGCAATTGACATTAACGACAATTTGTCTGCTGACGGATCATATATAGTTGTTCCAAACAATGCAATCTTAGAGTTAAAATATCCAGAGGTAGACATTATAGGGAAGGTTAGGTAATGGGTTTAAAGAGATATACCGGCAGTGCTGACAACACTATTACAAACACTTTTGCCCCGAGTTTGGGATCCTCGACGACCCGGGCAACGGGCTCAAACATGGGCGCGTCCGACGTCATGCAAATTTTTTCTATATGGGGTCGTAATCCGCGGAAGACCGACACTACCCTTGGTTCTCAGGAACTGTCCCGCGCCATAATTAAGTTTCCAGTTACCAAAATTTCTTCAGACCGGTCAGCAGGTAGTGTTCCAGCTTCTGGGAGCGTAAATTTTTATTTAAGAATGTTTAATGCTCAGCATACCGAACCAGTCCCTGAAAGTTATACATTATCTGTACATGCGGTATCGCGATCTTGGCAGGAAGGTTCTGGTTTAGATGTTATAACCTATAAAGATAGAACACAAGGCTTTACTGGTTCTAACTGGATGTCTGCTTCGGGGAGGGCCGCTTGGACTGATTATGGTGGAGATTATTTGACCGCTTCTAGTCACTGGTCGTACCCAACAGGTAGCTCGCCTGCCGGCAAACCACCAATGTATAGGCAAGACTTTTCTACTGGTTTAGAAGACTTAGAAATTGATATTACTGGACTCGTAGAGCATTGGATTGCTGGAGACATAGGCAATTATGGCGTTGGGGTAATGCTATCGTCTTCTTACGAGACGTATTACGACTCCTCAATACAAACCGGAGGCATCCTACCTAATACTGGTGGTGTCGAAGCATCTTATTATATCAAGAGATTTTTCTCAAGAACGACTCAATATTATTATAGACGACCTATGATTGAGGCTCGTTGGGACTCAACTAAGAGAGACGATAGAGGTGGTTTTTATTATAGCAGCTCTCTCGGTCTTGCAGAAGACAGCCTAAACACACTATATCTATACAACTATGTGCGAGGTCGCCTGAGAAACATTCCTGCTATTGGCACGACCGGCTCTATTATGGTGAGCTTATATTCAGGTTCTTCTGGCAATATCGCGCCTTCAGGCTCCAAACTTACACTGTACAATAACAAATATGCAATCACCGGCGGTTATGTAGAAACCGGCGTGTATTCCGCCTCATTAGGTCTTACAGCCTCAACCGACCCCATTAAAACGCTTTATGATGTGTGGTGGAGTGGTTCGACCGAACAACCGGGCGGAGTCACTCGCGACACAGAAGCCACAGAGTTCGCCACGGGTTCCATAATACCGATCACAACAGGGTCAGCAAATTCGTTCCTTAGCCATGTTCGCACTCCCAGATATTTTATCAACATAACAAATTTAAAGAACAGGTATACACCAAAAGAGACTGCTCGTTTTAAACTGTTTGTTCGAAATAAAAATTGGAATCCCACCGTATATACAAAGGCTAATACGACTGTGCCGTCTACATCAATAGTTAGTGCCTCCTATCGTGTTTTTCGAACCTTAGACGCGCTAGAGGCAATCCCACACGGAACAAGTAGCAACAACTATAGCGGCTTATCTTTTGATAAGTCTGGAAATTATTTTGACTTAGACCTGAGCATGCTTGAAGGAGGATACGAATATGCGCTTAAGTTCGCTTTCTATGATCCAGAGTTGCTTACGTGGACCGAGCAAGATAAGGCCTTCAAGTTTAGAGTAGCAGACGATGAGTATTAAGAAACTTTTTGATTCAACCGACAAAACAAGACAATATTTAACCGATCAAGAACAGAAGACGGCATTTAAAGAAATCGAATCTTCTAGAAACTTGCAACAGTTAAAGACTAAGCAAGATTCGTTTTTGCCGCAGGTTGATTATACTGAACCGGGATCCTTTGCTAAATTTGGCTCTGCCTATTTGTATTACAAGTCATCAATTGAAAGAATATTGGATTTTTATCCATATGATGGCTCTGACGCAGAGCTTAATGCATTTTATAACAAGTCCCTATCGATTGACAAATATATTTTTAACAATCTGTACCCTCGACGGACCGGATATGCAACCCTCAGTGTCGACGGTTGGAGCACAGTAGCATCAAGCTCGGCGGAATCTTCAAGTAATGGCGGCGGATATGGGCTGCCATCTACAACGGAATACATAACATTTTATGGTGGCCCCAATGTATCCAGTGACCTCACTGACCTCAAAGACATGGAGCCAAATCCGCTATCTAGTAAGTTCCAGACCAACAACATATATGATCAGGCCATCTATGATACCGCCGGACTTAGAAGCGATTATGGACAAGGCACACGCGAATCAAACCTAAAGAGTGACTTTGACGCCGGCGTAACAGTAGAATTTTGGCTTAAGACAGGCTCTTTGGCCCAGAATCTTACAGGTAGGCAAGTCGTATTCGACATGTGGAACAATGAAGCCACCGGAAGTACAGACTATGCGCGCCTTACAATAGAGTTAACCTCCAGTCACGCCCTGGGGCTGCAGCCCTCAGCCGCTGGCCCAGACACCCCGTTTCTAATTACTGCACAATCAGGCACCTTGAGCGCCTCCGCACAGTCTATAATCACGTCTTCAATTGGTCAGAGCATAGCGGATACAGCCTTGGGCGATTGGGCTCACTATGCATTTGTGCTGCAAAACACCGGCAGCGACTTTGTTGCTGAGCTATATGTCAATGGCTATCATAATGCTACAAACACATATTCTGGCATAACATTAAACGAGTTGCAAACAAAGAATATGGTCGGTCGTATTGGCGCCCTCCTCACAGCACCTTCTGGCGCGGCGCCAGAAGCACCAACAAACTTTATCGGCGCAGGAAAATTAAGTGGTTCAATAGATGAATTTAGGTTTTGGAAGGTTGCCCGCGACGGCGGACAAATCGGTAAGAACTGGTTCGATCAAATTAGAGGCGGCGTTAATACAGACATATCAAACACAGAGTTGGGCATGTACTACAAGTTCAACGAGGGCAACACAGGTGTTACTTCTATCGATAGTGTTGTGCTGGATTACGGTGGTCGTATATGCAATGGTACTTGGACCGGCTATACCAGCACATCTAGAAACACCGGATCTGCTATATTGTCAGCATCAGCTGCCATAAAAGAATACGAAGATCCTATTATATATCCAGAACACCCGAGTGTAAGCGCCTTGAAAACGTCGCTCCTTAAATCTGGCTCTTACCACGATTCTCAAAACAGTGCTCTGGTACGAAATTTGGTTCCAGCATGGCTAACGTTAGATGCAGAAATAAGCGACGAGACCGATTTAGATAGAATTTGTCATATTTTGGGAGCCTACTTCGATACATTATATTTGCAGATATCTGCTCTGCCGACGTTTAAGCATGCAAATTATGTTAGTGCATCCCACGAGCCGCTGCCATTTTCACAACACCTGCCTCAATCTTTGGGGCTTTATATGCCCGAGGTCTTTATTGATGCAACGATTTTAGAGAAATTTAAAAACAGAACCGACAACAAGTTCTTTGAAGGTGATCTTAAGCAAGCAAAAGATCTGATTTATTCTAACTTGTATAACAACCTTGCCAAGATTTATAAGGCAAAGGGCACCGAGAAAGCAATCAGAAACGTTCTAAGGTGTTTCAACCTTGATGATAGTCTGGTTTCGTATAGAGTTTATTCAAACAATCAACAGTTCGAGCTAAAGAGCAACCTTAAACAAACTCGAAAGAATGAAAAATATGCCAACTTCAATAGCACGTATGCAACTGATGCGGTTGTTCATCAGTACGCTGATCCACACACTGGCTCGACTAGGGGCTATATAGCCGGCTCAGGTGAGGAAGGTAAAGAAGATCGATATGGCTTCACCGCTGAGACATCAGTTGTCTTTCCAAAGTTTATTAGAGGCTTGGACACATTTGACCGCAGTTTTAAAGACGTGTCCGTCTTCGGAATGCAAACGGTTAATACCGCGTCGACGTCTGACACAGCATTCCTAACATGGAGTGCACCCACAGATGGAGAGGATTATGCCAACTTCCAGGTATATGCAATAAGAGATACAGAATACTCCAAGAATGTATATTTTAAATTAACGTCTTCGGTTGGCCCCCATCCATTCCCAACTCTTACTAGTAGCGCTTTCTTTGATGTATATGATGATAGTAGCTGGAATTTGTCAGTTAGAATTAAACCTAGTAGTTCGTTTACCGATCTTCTTCAGGGGCCTGCCGGCCTTGGAGGGGCCGCCTACACCACCGGATACTCTTCATATTCTACATACGATGTCATTTTTAGGGGCGTCAATAATAATTTAGGGGTCATACAGAATTCTTTTGTGGCAACCGGCTCTGTAACAAAAGAAGTTGGTAAAAATATTTTAAAGCATGCCAAAAGAATGTATTGCGGTGCGCGCAACACAAACATAACCGGTTCCAACATACACAAATCAGATGTGCTGGTGTCGTCACTCAAGTATTGGACGAAATATATTGGCGACACATCGTTGGATCAGCACCTATTTGACGGAGAAAACTATGGTATTTCCGGCTCATATGAAAGTCCATCTCCGATAGACTCCGGGTCCGTAAATACATTTAACTTTAATACGCTAGCGCTCAACTGGTACTTTGGAAACGTAACGTCCTCCAACGCCGCCGGCGAATTCTATGTTACAGATCTAAGTTCAGGATCCGCAGATTTTAGAAGCCATTTCGGCTGGATGGCAGACATTGGCTCCCACTTACACAGTGGTAAGGGTGTCGGTTTTTCAGGCAGCGCCACCGATGTAGTGAATAGTGTTAATACTAACTATTTTAAGTTTATTGATCCTGAACAGGTTGTTGCGTCTGATCAGGTTCAGGTTTTAACCGATGACGATAAAATATTTGGTTTGGTTGAACAGGTTCCTAACTATGTTTACACTATTGAAAAGAGCTTATACGGATCTGTTACTGAGGAAATATTAGACTTCTTTGCCGGCGCAATAGACTTCCACAACTTGATAGGACAGCCGGTTAACCGGTATCGAGAAAGATACAAATCACTTGAATATTTAAGAAAGATATATTTCGATAGAGTTCAAGATGTTCAAACTGTTGAAAAATTTACAGAATATTATAAATGGTTTGATGATGCCATATCAATAATAATTGGCCAACTTGTTCCCGCGTCTGCTAATTTTATACCAGATATATATAATGTTGTCGAGAGCCACGCTTTAGAAAGACACAAATATAAAACACAGTTTCCGACATTTCAAAATTATACGCCGCTTCCAGAGGGCGCGCTTAAAGGAGGACTGACATGGTTTGATTGGGAGGTTGCACATCCTCCTCCGCCAGAGTCTCCTCGTCCTACCAATGTTAAAAAGGAATATTGGCAGCGCCGAGCAGAAACAGATGCTGTTGAAATAACTTCTGGAGATGCAACTGTCGACAGCCAACGGCAAACAATTAAAAATGTTATGTGGTCGCGTCCTTACTTGAGCAGAAGTATGCCAACCTTTTCAACAAAGGATGGCACACGTTATCACTATAATGCTAACCAGAGTTCACAGACCTCCGATACATATGTTTTTGATGCCAAAATAGTTAAAAATATTAAGGGTGGTGTTAACTTCGATGGCAGGAAGAGCCTTGAATATACGTTTAATGCTCTGCAACCCGCGGGCCCCGTTAATACAGACAGTAGCCACTTGGGTTCAGTTTTTGTTCCTAGGAATGTTTTGTTAGGAAAAATTCAAGATCTTGTACAAATACAAGAGTTAGAACAGCAAGATCGTATTAAAAACAATCCAGGCGCAAAAGTCAAGCGCGTTATCAAAGTAGAATCTGGGCGCGATTTCGAAGACGGTGTTGGTTATACTACCACAAAGTCGACATTCTCGTTCCCATTCAACATCATGAGTTCGTCTGTCCGGTCTGGACACAACAAAGACGTTCTTGAAAGAGTCACAGCCAGTGTTGAAATCACCAACCTTCATAATGATGTATATGGAGATGACATGGAACGCCCAATGCAGGGTCCATGGTCTGAATATGCAGCTGGTGGCCACCAATCGCGTCACGTTCCATTAAACAAATATGACGCTAACAAAAACACTACCAACAATTTAGATCACTACACAAATCGTCCAGAAGCCTGGAAGATCGTGCTTGGAGATTGTGGTGCAGGTACCGGCGCCGGCGCTATCGGAATGGTTGGTCCAGACTATCCATGGCCAGAAGCGAATGCTATCGGCGAACGTCCATATCCGATGACCGCCTCACAGAAAGCAGTTTATTATAGAGACCATGTAGCCAAGACTCCATATGTCTTTAAAAACATCCACATGAGGACCGGTTCAACGATCCTCGGAAACTATCGACATAACTATGAAGTTGTACATACGGTCGGTGCCACGAGCAACCCACGACAGTTTATAAAAAATCAGCCAACTCTTCCAACCGAGGCCTTCCAAGACACAGCAATTAGTGCATCGGTTACACGAACATTTTTGGACATCCATCGAGACAGCGACGGTCACTTTGAGTTCATGTCACCTTATTCAATAAGTTATTTGAACGCCTCTCCGTCACAATCATCGGTTATTGTTTCTAAGTTTTCTAATCCTGGGGGCCTAGAAGTAAGTCCTGCTGGATATCGTAATATTAGAGCGAATGAGTTCTCAGTGTATAACGCTACCAATTACCGCAACTTAAGTATCATTAAGCCCTCTCAAGGCCCCTCTGGCTCCGTTTCAGAAGCAACAGGCTCCGGTGGTCCCGGTATCCGCGTAGCGGACATACACAGCAAAGACTACGGCCTCCGTTCGCACCTCGCGCGCCACACGGCTCGCTTTGGTCGCGACTCCTTGTGGGTTACTGGTGATACATATGCCACAAACGGCCCGGGCGCCTCATATGATCAGTTACCTGGGTATCACAAGGTTCATAGAAACGGAATTCCCCGCATGCGCCTGACCGGCACATCATCTACCGGTACAGTTATCTCCTCTTCATTATACGACAATTTCTTTGTCCAACACCAGATTCCCAGATCTGATAAGCAGTACGCATGGATTACCGGCGCCACGAAACATTCCACAGATTTAAGATATTCCGGATTTATGCCAACGATTGGCACACTAGAAGGAATGTATTCTAGTTCTGTTGGTGGCTTCGAGCCTTTCTTCTCGTTCGTAAGTGCTAGTGACTTTGGTTCTACGGCCGCCTCTCACCGCCTGTTTGGTTCTCCGCAGTCTTCTGCCGGTACTAGCTTTGTGCCAACCGACTTGGTTGGAATAAATACCAATATTTATGAAAGCATCGACGCATCAACAAACACAGTTGGTTCCAATGATTTAACGGTGGCAAGAAACTCAACCTTTGTAACTGGCGTCAACTTTGAAGGCTCCGGTGCTTTATTTAACGCGCTGATGTTCCACCGCGGAAATGTTTATGGTTGGGGTACATTCCAACAATCACACCAAGGCGATCATCCAATCTTGCGAAATCAAAGAAAGAACAACAAACTGTGTATCGTATATAAGACCCCACATATTCCACAAGAATTTGATCTTAGGCCTGTTTCAGTTAGGGGCCTTCCTGTGATTGTTAACTTTGATTATGAAACAGAACAGATTGTAAAGAGCGAGCGCATTATTAAGACAGCAAATGCAACACTAAAGACATCATATAATAATGAATTCATCTACTTTAACAGCAGATCGCTGGATGACCATTTTGATATACCAACTTATCTTAAGGGCGAGATTACACCATTTGAGCAATTGGTTGCTCTAAAAGATATGTCAGGCATCACATTAAACTGGATCCACTATAAAGAAAGCCTCTTTCCTTCGTTAAAGAATGAGTTCTCACCAACATCTTCATTCAGGCTTAATTACGACAACTTAATGTGGAGAGATTCGTTAGCTGGTCGTATAGAACTTGGTAGTAAAACAATTTATTCAAATTCGTTGGGCCTTGTTGGCATGTTGCCGGACGGCAATCCAACTCTAAGTGCTAGCTCTTGGCCATTAGACGCGCCCCGGGGCTTCTTAACCCGAAAGAGTGCGTCGTGTATTCTCAACCTTACTGGAACCTTCGGAATCAAGTTATCACTCGGCGCATTACGCGGTGGCGGAGCAGCAGTGACAGGAGCCGCAGTGGACGGCAGATTTGGTGGCAGCGGGAACATCGCGAGAAATCCTGGCGGTGTAGCAGGCGAGTTGCAAAATACATACGGCTGGTTCCATCAAACTAGTTCAAATGCCGAGGACGGCGGCCTACTTAGCGGGTCGCTCTTACGGACACATGTTATAAATTCATTGTCTCCGGCGGCCTTGTATGCCAGAAAGCATACATTACTTTCGCCTCTTTCTATTAATTCTCCAAACTTCTCCAATCCTTCATGTTCTGTACAGGACTTAAGCGAGCGCGGCGGCCTCTCCCTCGGCGGCTTCGCTACCGCGAGCTTAGGTGCCGGAGAGGCCTGGTGGGATGCACCAGAAACTGCTGGATATTTCTCTGGAACAATAGCCACCGACGGCGTAAAAGCGCTAAGTTTTGTAACAGCCGCATCAAAACCATGGTATGGCGATTACGATAAATTTAAAGAAACAGATCTCAAGTATAGGGCCCGCGGATACTCTGTTGTGCCTGAATACAGAATTAGCGAGAGAATAGAAGATTATCTTAAAGGCGACGTCGACGATTTTAATGATTTCTCAATACCTGGCACAGAGTTTGATAGCAAACAAGTTAATTTCTATAAAGACTTTTCAAACTCTGATTTCATGGAGAAGTTCTTGGACATCCGCCAGATGTCAGATTTACAAGCAAAAGAATTCAAACTAACGTGTCATGCTGTTCTTAAGTTTAATCCATATAAGGGTTTCTATCCGGCAGACCGCACACTTCAGCTTGTATCACAGTTTAGTAGGTCTTATGGGAACTCGCTAAGAGCCAGTGGTTCTCTTGACCCCGAGTACACCACTAACACACCGCTCGGCCCGGGCCCAGGTTTATTGCGCCCAGTTTTGCAACCGCTTTTTGCTCCGGGCATTCTTTATAATTCAATTAAAGCCGGCATGGCATGCGACTGGCCCATGATAACCGACGGGAGTCGCATCACGAAGGTTGCCTAT